TGCCAAAATTTTAGAATTGACCAATTATGTAGATGGCAGTCAACCTCTTACTTTTGTGATCGGCTAATTCAATCTTTTTTCTGTTGAATCATTGATATTATTTTGTTATAATTAGTCTTTTATAAGAGATAATATGAATTCGTCAGTGATGATTGACATAGAGACAGCAGGCACCAATAAAGATGCTTGCATTCTAACAATAGCTGCTCATATGTTTGATCCTTTCAGTGATTCGATCAGTGAAAAACATCTATACAAAAGAGTAAACATAGACAGTCAAACTGATAGATCCATCGATGACCCCACAATCGAATGGTGGTCAAAGCAGCCCAAAGCCAGTTTATTCGAAGCATTCGAAGCACCCAATAGATTTGATTTGCAGCCAGTATTAGAAGAACTGTCGCGATTTATTTTTCACTGCGATTTTATATGGGCCAATGGGGTAACTTTTGATATGAATATTTTAGAAGATGCATATCGCAGTTATAAAATGCCCTTACCGTGGAAATACAGCAGAGTCAGAGATTGTAGGACTGTGTACTCTTTATATCCCAATCTAGAACGATTGCCGGCTTCTCATAATTCTCTAGAAGATTGTCAACGGCAAATTGTGTTGTTACAAAAAACATTTAAATTTTTAAACATTAAAAAAATAGTATGACAATTATTGCTATCTCGGGTTTTATTGGCAGTGGCAAGGACACTGTGGCCGAGTATTTGGTCAGGGAAAGACAATTTCAAAGGGAAAGTTTCGCGGGTGCACTGAAAGATGCCATTGCCAAAATCTTTGATTGGGACAGAACATTACTGGAAGGACAAACCAAAGAAGCCAGACAGTGGCGCGAACAAGTTGATCCTTGGTGGAGTCAACGGTTAAACATCCCACATCTTACTCCCAGGTGGATTTTACAGTATTGGGGCACTGAAGTATGTAGAGAAGGATTTCATGATGAAATTTGGGTGGCGACCTTAGAAAAAAAACTGATCAACAAAAAAAATAATATTGTTATATCTGATGTTAGATTCCCCAACGAATTTGCCATGCTTCGCAGGCTAAATGCTCGTTTACTTTGGATTAGGAGATCTCCGCTACCGGATTGGTACAACCATGCTATTTTGGCTAATCAAGGGGTGGTTGATTCTATGCGTTATTTAGAATCCAATAAAATTCATGCCAGTGAAACTAGTTGGGTGGGACAAAAATTTGATTACATCATTGACAATGATCTTACAATCGCCGATCTTTATTACTATATCGATAATCTTCTTGAAGATCTCCCACAACCCAGGGATTATCCAGTCTCTTGACTTCTTCCATACAGTTCAAGCAAATCGATCTCAAATTAGTTATTGAGTTATTGTGTAAATTGCCATCGCAGTGCATGACTATGATCTGGCTTTGATACCGAGACCTAAAACCACAACGATCGCATATGTTTTTTTTCTTATAGCCATTGGTTTGCCACCTTGGAGTCGGTGGTTTTATTTTTTTATTTCTTGCAATGCAAAAGTTACAGGTTTTTCTATAGTAGATTTGATTGTTTCGCCTATAGTTGATTGCACAGGACCTTTGATTACATACCAAACAAATAGGGCGCATGATAAAACCTTTATAAAGGTATTTATAACAGCAGTTTTTTCCAGAACTAGTATAAATATTTAAAAGTTTATAAAGGAGCCAAAATGGCATTAACTAGTCCAGGCGTAGAAGTAAGCATCATAGATGAAAGTACCTATATACCAGCAGCAACCAATAGTGTACCCTATATACTGGTGGCCACTGCACAAAACAAAGTCAGTCCATCTGGCGTGGGTGTAGCAGCAGGTACACTGGAAGCCAATGCAAATAAAATTTATCTGATAACCAGTCAGCGAGATCTAGTCAATACTTTTGGTAATCCTTTCTTTTACAAAACCACAACTGGAACTCCCATCAACGGCTATGAGCTCAATGAATATGGATTGTTGGCAGCCTACAGTGCATTGGGAGTGACCAATCGTGCATATATTCAACGAGTCAATGTTGATTTATCACAACTCACTGCCAGTCTGACCAGACCCACAGGTGAGCCAGACAACGGTACTGCATGGTTGGTATTGGGTGCCACAGCATGGGGTGCATTTGAGTGGAATCAAACAACTGGTGCATTTACCAATCAAATACCATTGGAAATCACCGACACTGAGAATTTGACCAGCGGCGTGCCCAATTCAGATTATGGATCAATTGGCAATTATGCAGTGGTCACTACCAATACTGCCAATCCAGTTTATTACAAAAACGGTGCTGTAGAAGCTGCTCAAAGCAATGCCATTGAATTAACTGATCTCTATAATACATGGGTATTAGTTGGCAGTGATGCATGGAAATTGAGTTGGCCCACTTATCAAGCCACCAACACCTACACCAGTACTTTGACAGCAGGCGCAGAGATATTCATCAACGAAAATTCTGTATTGGTGCCGTCATCTCCCAATAACACAGTAACAGGACTGATGTCTGCCATAAATGGTGCCTCAATTCAAGGGGTATATGCTGCCAATATAGATGGCAAGCTGACTCTGTTTGCCGACAGCAGTGCAGAAAGTGACGGATCTACACTAGACGGTGGTATCAGATTAGAACAGGGCAATACCGCAGGCAGTGCAAATTTAATAACCAGTTTGGGGATCGTGGTTGGTACTTATCTCAGTCCAGCTTTACAACAAAGTGCCAATTACACTGTGCCTAGATGGAGGACTACCGATACCAGCCCACGACCAACCGGCAGTATCTGGAACAAAATTACTCCTGTGAACTTGGGCACCAATATTGTTCTAAATAAATGGAACACAATTTTAGGGGCTTGGGTACAACAAAATGCACTGGTCTACGAAAATGACCAAAGTGCAAATAAAACTCTAGATCCGTCGGGGGGTGGACTTAATATACCACAGGGCACAACATATACACAGTATAATGTTGCTCCTGAAGAAAATTTAACCACCAGCGAATTCAATAATACCTTTACTTTACAAGTATTTGAGAGATCAGTAGAGGGCGAAACAGTTATTACCGGTAGTGTTGCAAATCCCACTTTTATCAGCGGATCAACATTTACCATACAAACCAGTACAGCAAACAGCAGCACACTGACTAGTTCTGTCACTGTGACAATCAATGGAACAACACCTGCTGCATTTATCAGTGCAGTCAGTGCAGCCAATGTTCCCGGAGTGATTGCCAGTCTAAATAGTTCGGGTAATATGGTATTGACACAGGCACTGGGCGGGGTCATGTATGTGGTCAACGGAACCAATAATCCACTTACCACAGCTGGGTTTACTACCAGCGTTACTGGTATCAGGGCTAACCCCGAAGGCGGATTGATTTTAAGTAACTGGACACCACTTGAATACACAGCCAGTGCCAATGCACCCAGTATAGATCCTGCAGATGGCCGTTATTGGTATTACAGCGCCAGCAATCAAGTCGATATCATGATCAATGATGGCAATGGATGGTACGGTTATAGAAATGTCAGCAATGATGTCAGAGGGTATGATTTAACGGACACAGACCCAGCAGGACCAATTGTGAGTGCATCCGAACCAACACAACAGAGCGATGCCACTGATCTTGTCTATGGCGATTTATGGATAGACACCAGCAATCTTGAACTGTACCCTGTGATTAAAAGATTTGAATTAGTGGATGGCGTTGATACCTGGGTTACCATTAATAACACTGATCAAACCACAGAAAACGGCATTGTCTTTGCTGATGCCAGATGGGACACCGATGGCACCAGTAATGTTGTCACTGATAACTTGGCTACCATAACCAGTCTATTGACCAGTGACTATACCGATATAGATGTGCCAGACTATACATTATACCCAGCTGGTATACTGTTGTTTAATACTCGCAGAAGCGGATTTAATGTCAAGCAGTTCAGAGCAGATTATTTCAACGCCACTGACTTTTCATTTGATGTGTGGAGCGGTGCCACTGCTTATGTACAGGGTGATAAAGTTTTATATAATACCACACTGTATGTGGCCATTGCCAATCCACCCACTGGCACAGTGCCCACCAACACCAGTTATTGGGGCATACTGGAAACCAATGCATGGGTAAATGCAAGTGGCAATAGACAAGACGGCAGTCCATATATGGGCAGACAAGCACAGCGATCCATTGTGGTTGCAGCACTGAAATCAGGCATAGATACCAGTGTGGGTGCACGAGAAGAACAAAGACAATACAATCTAATATCATGTCCTGGCTATCCAGAACTGATAACCAATATGACTGCCTTGAACAACGAAAGAAATAATACAGCATTTGTGATCGGTGATACTTCAATGAGATTGCCTGGCACAGGTACAGATATATTGGCTTGGGCCAATAACACCACTGTGACCGGTGAGGGCTTGGTAATAGAAGGGACCACTGTGGGAGATCCTTATGTGGGTGTATTTTATCCAAGTTGTCTAACCACTGATTTGAGCGGCAGTCCAGTGGTTCAACCATCCAGTCACATGATGATCAGAACCATTATACGCAATGACGAAGTGGCATTTCCGTGGTTAGCACCAGCGGGTACTCGTAGAGGTGTAATTGATAATGCTGAAAATATTGGCTACATCAATGCACAGACCGGTGAATTTGTAAGCCTGGGTGTCAATCAAGGACTGAGGGATGTACTGTATGAAAATCGTATTAATCCCATTACATTTATTCCAGGCATAGGCATAACCAATTTCGGTAATAAAACCACTTACTCATTGACCAGTGCATTGGATAGAATCAATGTGGCTAGATTGATAGCATTTATTCGTGCTAGATTGGATTCCATTGGTAAACAATTCTTGTTCGAGCCCAACGATCAAATCACTCGCGACGAAATTAAAAATTCCATCAACAGTTTGATGATTGATTTGGTAAACAAACGAGGTATTTACGACTTCTTGGTTGTCTGTGATTTTACAAACAATACTCCAGCTAGAATTGATGCCAACGAACTATGGGTAGATATTGCCATAGAACCAGTCAAGGCTGTTGAATTTATTTACATACCATTGAGAATAAAGAATACAGGTGAAATTTCTGGTGCGATCAGTACAGCGGTTGCAGCTGGTTAATTTTGTTGAGGTCGATAAAAAGGGAGATCAGTCTCCCTTTTTATTTGTCCATAACCATTTAGTGCTGCCAGAATCCCAAATTCTATTATAGCCCTGAGATATGCGATTAGCAACTTCGGACAAGTTAGGGTTATCAAACTGAGTTTTTCTTAGGTTAAATCTATGTATTCTGGGTTGATTTGCTAAGAAATACCAATAATTAGGTGAGCCATGACTTATAAAATCAAAGCCCAATGACCGGTACAAATTTCCCATACTCCATCTATTGTCTGAATAACTTATGACCTGATCGGGGTTGACTCTTTTTATAAAAGCCTTAAACAATTTACTCGCTGCTCCTACAATCGACAAATTGCAGTCTGAAGAAAATCTGTTTAGTTCCCAGCCTATAATTTTTCTTGATAAATTGTTTTTCGAAAAACTCATTGCTGAAACCAATTTGCCTTTATAGAATAGTCCTAATCTGTAATTACTTCTACCATTGCCCATAATATGCGTGTCATTGAAGAACTGACTGGCGGTTTTTGCATCTATACACCTAACTTCACAATTTCTTGCATAAATTTTGTTTACAGTTTTTCCAAGAATGTGTCTTATTCTGCTTTTTACTATATTTTGTTTGAATAACCATTCGTCTTCGTAAATTTGTATAATTTGTATACCATTATTCTTAAAATGTAGATATTTTTCATAATCGCTTTTAGGGTTTCTGTTATTTTGTAGGAATACAGATTCACTATGCCAATATAATCCATTATATTCAAATCCTATCTGTTTTGACGGTACAAAAATATCGATCTCTAAACTTTTATATTCAGATCTGTAATTGGCATAACAATCACTGGAAATTGATTGTATAAAATGAAAAAGTTCTTGTTCTCCTTTGCTAGTTTTATTTTTAAGAGGAGGAAAACATTTTGGACAGAGATGTGGTCTGAATTTTTCTGTATTAAAGTATTGTTTTGTAATTTGAAACTGATGATCACATACCAAACATTCTAATTCTAAGGTTGTGTTTTTTTCTAATAGAATTTTTAATTTTGCTTGTGCCACTGCAGCGGAAATTTTTTTATGACTTTCTTCTTTTTTCTTTTGATTATTTTTTTGTAAAATTTGTCTTAATTTTAGCTTTGTAGTTTCATTATGCTTTTGACCCAACATGGGGCCTTTTGTGCCTCGTATTTTCTTTGTTTGTTGTGCCTTTTTCGCACGATCTTTTAATTCATTGGAATTATTATCTGCATATTTTTTAACTCCGGTGCTTATCCTTCTTCGTGTTTCGTCAGATAAAACAGTGCGATGCCTTTGTAGTTCGCCAGTCTGATACCTTTGCTCTCTTTTGTCAACGGCCTTTTTGATTTTTTCTAAATGTTGGCTGTCTGTGACTTTTTTGTTTTTATTATGGGGAAGTCTTGCTCTAAACAATGACAGTGTTTCTTCACTGTAAAGTGAACCATATTGTTCTTTATATTTGTCACTCGACATATTGTGTTTCCGTAAATGTTGCCAGGGTATTATTTTGGCAAAAACTTCATGACATACTTGACATTGTATTGACATAGCTATCAATCCTTATAAAACTATTTACGCAAATACTTATGAACATAATCTATGTAGATAATGATTTTAGGTGAATTGCTATAAATAATTATACGAGAACATTAAAATGGCAGTTGCATCTTTAACAAGAATGACAGTTCCTTTGGCCAGTGATCAGAGTAATCCAAATGAAGGTTTGCTGATGCCTAAACTGAAATATCGGTTTAGGGTCATTTTTGAAAATTTTGGTATCAGTACACCCCGAACTGAATTATCCAAACAGGTCATAGATTTTCGTCGACCCAGCGTGAGTTTCGAAGATATTTCCATACCCATCTACAACAGCACACTGAAGTTGGCAGGAAAATATAGCTGGGCAGAAACAGTATGTACATTACGAGATGATGCCAGTGGCAAAGTTTCGACTCTAGTCGGTGAACAAATTCAAAAGCAAATGGATTTTTTTGAAATGGCCAGTGCAGCGGCAGGTATCAATTATAAATTCTTGACTAGATTTGAAATCTTAGATGGTGGGATGGGTAATGATGTAGTGGTTTTAGAAACTTGGGAACTCTATGGTTGTTATCTCAAACAAGCAGATTATGGCGAAATGAGCTATGGCACCAATGATCCAGTTACAATTGCCATGACCATACAGTTTGACAATGCAGCACAAACCAAGGGAGGTACTGTAGGAACCAGTAAATTGGCCAGAACAATAGGTGATATTGTCACTGGTGTTGGCACTGCGGGCTGATATTAAATGTCATTCGGTCAAGATTTTTTAAAAGGTTTTATTGGCAAGCAAAGTTTAAAAGATTATGCTCATGCCAGTAAAACTTTTTTAACCAATGGCTATGAGTTAGCACCCAAGAACAAATTTCTTTTCCATGTCTATTTCAATATCAATACAGCTGAAATACCAGTATTAAGAACAGTGTTTCCTCAAGATGATGTCACTGCATTGGGAATGATGGTCAAAACTATACAATTGCCAAATTATCAAATCGACATAGACTCACTCAATCAATATAACAGAAAGCGAATTATTCAGAAGAAAATCAATTACTTGCCTGTCAGAGTTGAATTACACGACGACGGTGGTAATTTGACCAGAAATCTCTGGTATAACTATTTTTCTTACTATTTCAAAGACCCCAATCAACAATACTTAGATGCTTCTAATTCCAATGGACGACTGGGACCATTAAACAGTCCGGCCAGTTTTAGTTATACTAATCGTGATACTTATACTGCCAAAAGAGATGTCAATGATTGGGGTTTCATCGGCGAAAGTTATGATCAGAGCAGTGCAGGCGGACCCGGCGGATTCAGTGGCGGTGATGAAAGCACCGGCAAGCCATCTTTCTTTAAAGATATAACCATTTATGGTTTTGATCAACACGAGTATGCCATGTATATGTTGATCAATCCTGTGATCAAAGAATGGAATCATGATACATATGATTATGCCCAAGGTGGTGGTGTCATGCAAAATACCATGACCATCGAATACGAGACTGTCAAATACTACACAGGAGCAGTGGGCAGAGTTAGACCTGACACCAATGTCAAGGGATTTGCTGACCCAGCAAGATATGACACCATACCCAGTCCGTTGC